ACCATAACTTCATTCCATTGTTTAACAACATCACTACTTAGTTCACCGACAATATTTAGATGTTGGATAACTTTATTCATTTTTTCTAGTAAAGTCATACTTTCATCAAATGCTGTTGGTAAATATCGTTCATATTGTTGTACTAATATTGGCGATAGACCATTAAAACTTACTACTGTTGGTGCTATCATTATGCACTACCTTTCCATTTTTCTTTTTTTTAATACACTAACATAAATAGTTCTTGCATCTCGTCAAACAATGTCTTTTCAACTCTAACCAATGCTAGACGATATTCCATAACCATTTTTGAGTAACTTTGAACACCGATTTTACCTACCCTACTTTGTATAAAATCTTCAACATCATTAATGTTACTAGCCAGTATATCGCTACTTTCTGCATTTGCATCTGATAAACTTGTGTCATTACTAACACCAATCATTTGACCGCTAGAATTTTTCTTTCCAGTGTCTTTATTTTCCTTAATACCGGAAGCATATTCAATAACACCTATACCGTCCTGTGCTGTAATAGCCAAACGACTATCTGGATTATTACTGTCAAGTGAACGGTTAAACTGATCATCTAACATTTCACTGTCACTCTGTTGATCTGTGTTAGAAGTGTTATTCCCTGTACTAGAACTTACACCAGATAAATTACGAGTGTCATTTTGATTTTTGTCGTTAATTTTATTATGAACAACATCAACTTTTGAATTAATAAGAGGATCGTATTCAATCAACTCACTTTCAAACATTCGGTTGAAATAGGGCATATGGATCAATAACCATGTCTCTAAATTAAATTTGAAAAGTCCTTCTGTTTCAAAACCAATTTCACGCATATAAAATTTGCGTATGAAATTTGTTTCAAATACCTTCCTATAATCTTCATTGAAAATAGGGTATTCAAAATCGAATAATTTTACTCTACCTATTTCAATTTTTTCTCTAGTCGAAACTGTATCATATTGTGACCACATTTCAATATAATTCTTTAACTCCATTGTGTAACTAGCCATTATCACCACCACTTTCTAATTTTTTAGGTGGTTTATCTGTTCCAATATCACTTATATTTCCTTCAATTTCTTGAACAATTTCACTTCTTATTTTTACCTTCATATTTAGACCGTATAATTCATTGATCTTATCGCAAGCTTCATTCCTTGATTTTAAAAACACATTTGCACTTGATTGAATTTGTTCGTCATTGCTATCTGCCTCTGCTGTTATCATTCTTTCTTTCTTTTCTTGATTAGCATTTTTAATTCCAAGATAGGTCATAACTTCATTCCATACTGCATTTTTTTGAGTGTTCAATTTATCAACAACATAAGGGGCATCTGTTTTAAAAACATTTATGGTCTTAGGATCAACACTTTCATGTGTTAAAATGACAGGTGAATTTCCTTCATATTGATTGTAGATGTTTTGTATGCTTAATTTATTCGTATCATTAGCTGTTATTAAAATTGGTGTTTTTTGTGCATTTTGATTGACGTGAATAATTTCCTTCAATTCTGCTAAATCATGCGAAAACATATCTAATGAAGCAAGTGTAGGAAAATGATAGTCATTATTCCAAACAACAACACCTAAATCTTCAATGTCTTTCATATCACGATAATTATATAGATTGAAAGTCTGCTGATATTTTGGGCTAACTGCATGAAATTTTGTTGGTAGTAAATAATGATCGACTTCACCGGACACCGCACCTTGTGAAGCAATATACCCAATTTTTGGATCTTTGTAAAAACCAACAAAACCGAACATGTGTAAACTCATTTCTAAATACCGAGGATCAACACTATCTGGTAATCCTTCCCACTCAAATAATTGATACGCTAGTGAAGTTAAATATTGATAATAGTGGTAGTACCATCTGTTACCCCTTTGACGCTGAATTTCATTAGCATTTTTATATCCTTTATTTCTTTTCCTACTCACTATATCACCCCATTAGTTAATTCATAGTTAGCAATGTCATCTGTATGCCATAAAGTTATACCACTGTCAAAAATTGATTTTAATTCTTGTAAATCTTCATTGTTAAGGTTTCCAATTATTGTACAAGAAGTTGTTTCGATATAGTTCCAATATTGTCTCGTATGAAAATTTGGTATCTTAACCTCATTTATTTTGTAACCAAACATATTAAAGAAATCAGTTAATTTTTTACGATATTCTGGTTTCACTTGTTTCTTGATAATGTAAATTCCCTTATACCCATTACCATAATCAAAAGCGGTATTACTACCCATTTTAACCATTGAAGGGGGTGTATTATTAACATCCATTTTTTTCTTTTCAATTCCTTGTATTTTTAAAACAGAACTACCTAAACCTTGTGTTACACCTACTACAGAACTAGCAACACCAACTGGATTACCATTGACCGCTGAACCAACACCCCCAACAACATTACCTACCGCACTAGTTGCACCGTTGAAAATAGCGGCTGTTTTTTGATGTTCAAGTGAATTCTTATTTCCTTGTAAATAAGCTGAAAGATAATCACTTAAAATAGAAACGTCACTTGGACTGTTGTTAATTAGTGCATGTTCTAACGCTAATATTTCCTTATCATCAATGTTAAGAATTTCACTACTCAAGTAATGTTTAATTCCATAAGAAACTTTATTACTTGTACCTAACGAACCTTTAACAGTAATGCTTAAATTTGTAATGTCAATATATTCGTTTTTAAATTCAACTCTATTGCCTTTGAAATCATCTAAAATTAAAACGGTGTAAGGGTGCATCAATAATTTGCTTTCTGAAACACTTTCATAACCATTGTATTTATCACCAAAATCATGTGTTTTTGCTGTATACGATTTTATGTCCTTAACATAAATTGTTTGAACATTCCCACTTACATTATCGGAAAACCCAGCACCTTCAAACTTATCTGTGTCAAAAGTTAAAACGTCGTTCACACTGTCATATGCAGGTGAATAACCAATATAATCTGTTACATACATTGACACGATATTATTAACAGCATCATCTAACTTTCCCATAGCTGTCAACATTGTTGTAATTGGTGTTAATGTATACGAACCAACTAGATATGCATTTGGTGCTGTTCCATCCATTCTAAAAGGTTGAACATAATAACATAGTGGCTGTGGCATACCATTGACAGACGCTTTTATTTCATTAGGTGTACCATGCATTAATGCTTTTGAAACCACAACTAAATAATAAATATCATTGTAAGGAACATAATTTTCAATAGAAACATTATCATAATCGCTACCATAATTTAATCCTTCATCAATGGTATTAATAACCGGCGATCCGTCTACTTCCCATAACTTACAATGTTCACGACTAACAAATGAAGGTTTAAAATTCATTTCAAAACGCCACGTTTGAAGAACATCTATTTGGAAGTGTACATTAGTTGTATTTTTTTGAACATACTCTATTTTTGTAACAAATCCATAAAACCACTTATTGTTGTACTGTGCATTTTGGAACATTAAATAATTTGTTCCCCACAATTGGTCAATACTTTTATTTACTCTTATAAAACTAGCACCTTCGATACGTTGAAAATTAGCATCAAGCATATTGTGTACAATGTTTTTTGAAGTGAAATAATTTGTTTGTAGAGATATTGTGTCAAACCAACGTGTGTTTTTATAATCATTGGTGAAAGGAACATTAGACAATAATCTAATGTTCGTCCCACTTAATGGTATAGTAGCCATTTAAGCTAACCTCCTATTAAACGATAGGTAAAACTGTTACAATACTTTCACCCTTAACAGATACTTGTTTGTTTACAACAGCACCGTTTGTTTGAGCATTAATAATTCCAGTTTCTAATGTAATACTTGTCGGTGAACCAATTGCAGTAATAGCAATTGCTGTTGTTTCCGTTCCAACGATTACCATATCACCAACTTCTAAACCAGAACTATCAACAACAGTCAATGTTGTTGCTGTTGCTATTGCAGACGCACCTAATGTTGTTGAAGAATTTTCATCAATGTATTTAGCTGTTGCTGTTGCTAATAATTCACCCGTTTGATCCGCACCAACTGTTAGAACACCAGAACTATCAATAGATGATCCACTAATAACTGTGTTGTTACGACCAATGATTGACCAAACAATAGGGAAATCACCGCTAACGGTTGTTCGAACATAACTTGTAAACGTAAATGTCTTACCGGCACGAATAGCCAAAATAGTCGGATCAATGATAACTTGAGTAATTGAGGGAACAACACCAGAAACAAAAGCCACCGCATTAGCAAAACGAGATACAGAAAGAACTTGCCATACGTGATAGAAATAATTCCAATATAATCCTTCTGGATTACGAATGGTTTCCATCTTAATTAAATTGTCATAAACCATATACCAATCTTTGTCAATCAAAACCGCCTCTAAACCTGCTGATGCAAAGTTATCAATAATAGTAATGTTTCCTAAGAAGGTTGCACGATCCATATTAAATGCTTTCGCTAATACGTCAACATCTAATGTTGCTTCTAGATCAGCATCAATGAGCAAATGAAGGTCAGCCATATCTGTTCTTGTTCTAACTGCTAATGCGTTATATTCTCTTGAACCATTTGGAAGTGTCATTTTCTTAGCTGTTGCACGAACTTTTTTAACAAAATCTTCTGTTGCACCGGTTGAACTTAATGGATCGGTAACAGCTACAACTGTGAACAAACCTTTTGAATAGTAGTTGTCAATTAACAGTTTCATATATTCATATTCTTCAATTTCTGCACTATTATAAATAGCGTTAATAATTCCAGAAACAAAATCTTCAAACGCACCCCATGAAACAAATGCTGTTTGTAGTGCTTCATCTTGAATTGTTTGTTTATAAAAATCTTGTCTGTTACGTTCATGGAATAAAGTTTTCACGTTTGGAATATCACGTTTGAACACACTTTCTTCTGATCCTTCTGGATTATACTTTTTTCCTTTTGTAATATCGACAAAAATTTGTTCAATTGTTCTACCTTGGGGCATGAAACCCTTTTTGAATTTTTTAAGGTGATTATTTAATGAAACTTTTGTAATAACAACCTTACCAATACGATCTACTAACGAAGTAATGAATTCATTTTGAATAGCTTGTGTTAATAGAACACCTGCACCAACTTGTGCTACATTGTCTGTTGAAGCTAACGGAACATAACTTTGAAAACTATCTCCCGAACTATTACGAATGGCATTAACAATATCATATGTTTCTGTAATTCCTAGATTTAGTCGAACATCATTAATTGTAATCCTTGGCATGTTTTAAAACCCCTTTTCTAATTGTTCTAATGTAATTGTTTCACTAAACTCTTTTTCTACAATTTTCTTATCATCCTCTTTGTTGTCACCAGTTACACCTAATTGTCTAAACAACTTACTATTAGAAATAACTAAGTCGCTGTTATCCCTTGATAGTTTATCTGCTGTACTTGTATTTTCAGAGAAATCATGTATATCTGTATCGTTCTGAATTCTTATTTCTTGTAAAATTTCTGTTCTTCTACTGTGTTCAATTTCCGGATTTAACAGCTCACTTAGTAAATTCTCATGTCTCTCACGTTCCATAGGCATAATTTGTCGTTCACCCCACTCTTATTTATTATTGTCGAACTATGTTACAACTCTATTATACCATTAAACAACCGTTGACAACACTATATGTTGTATGATATAGGTATTGTAGGTACATTTTGATACTACATATAGTATTTTGTGAAACACCAATGATAAATCTGCTAATCTATGAAAATAATGTTAAACTTTTTGGCAAAATATGTTGTGTTTTGTATGATAGTGTAGTATACTATATTAGTAGACAAGTTGTTACAAAATAACTTATAGGGAAGTGGAAAAAGTGAGAAAAATGATGAGTAAGGAAGTTACAAAGACAGTAATTAAAGTTGCAACAATGGAAATGGTAGAAGGTCTACCGGTAGCAAGTAGAAGGTCTACCGGTAGCAAAACCGTTAGATGATGTAACAATGTTAGGAAATGTTTCACTAGAAAAGGCTCAAAAAGAAATGAATAGACTGATTGGTCATAATGTAACTGTATTCAATGTGCAACCGGAAACAGTAACTTACGAGTTAGCTGTTGAAGATTTTATTAATGTTGCTAGTGTTAAAGTAGACCAATCTGTTGAAGTTGCAGGATAACCCAAATAAAACTATGAGAAGAGGAAATTAAAATGACAAACCAAATTGATGAAAATAATGTAGATGCAAACACAGGTGAAATAGCGGTACAAGAAGAAACTAATGTTGAAGTGGTACAACGTGAAACAGATGAATTTGTAGTAGTGAAAGAAAATGGTAAATATAAGCGCAAAGCAAAGTATAAAGAGTATTCTTCTATTACACCAAAAACAAGAGAAGAAAAAATGTGGTTGTTGAATGTTGTTGAAGGTGACGAAAACGATCCAAATAGTGGTAGTGGTCTTAAAACGCACGTTGGTAAGCAAATTATTGTTGCTGATGTAATAGGTGACGAAAACGATCCAAATAGTGGTAGTGGTCTTAAAACGCACGTTGGTAAGCAAATTATTGTTGCTGATGTAATCACTAGAACTTATGACCGTATCAATGAAGATACTGGAAAGCAAGAGTATGGTGTTCTTACATACTTAATTAATCCAGAAAAGCAAGTGTTTGTAACATCTTCTAAAACAGTGTACTTTTCAATCATTCGTATCATGGATTTATTTGGAAAACCAGATGAAGAAGGATGGGAAAATGTTACTGTTAAAGTAGGAAAAGAAAAAGGTTTAAACGGTGACATTATTAAAATAAAAATGATCGGATAATGAGGTGTAAAATATGCCAAAAACAAAAAGGGGCATATACCATAATTTGAAAGAAAGTAGATATACGGTTTCCAATGGAGAAACCGTATTCTTTTTTTCAAGTGAAATGTATATGAATAA